GTTGAGATAGTATTTCTCGGCATCTCTTATTATATTGTTATATTTATATTTAGATCGTTTTAAAATCATTTTTATTTTTTATTTTTAAATTGTTTCAATAGAGTTTGTAATATTCTGAAGAAAAAATAACCATTTGCTAAAAATTTACCTATTTTACAAAAATTTGAAAACTAAAATAAGTTTTGGAACACATAAATAGTATGAATAACAGGAACAATATGGTAAATAAAAAAATTGATTTAAAACATTTCATTTTTACGAATACTACAAAATAATATATTTACACCCTTGAAGATTTAAAATGAAAACGAATACTATTGATTTAATGAATATTATTGAAGAAGATGATAAAAATCTGTTGCAAAATAAGCGAATATCAAAAATGAGTAGAATTGATTGGGGAAAAACAATGGCTGTATCAAACCAGTATATTCAAAGAAACATTTTGAAGTACAAACTAGAACCTCACGGCTTTAAAGTATATTCGACCGACGATGATGACCTACCATCTCACATTATTACAGCAAATAATTCACCTGGATTCGATTTAGTTATTATTAAACCAGATGGTAAAGTAATCACTATCCAATCTAAACTTCGACAAGTAAATGGTGTGTCAGACATTTCACATCAAGTACATTTTGAAACCACACGAAGACATAGTGAAAAAAATAAAGAAAAGAATCATACTGGACACGTATGTTATTCATTGGATGAATTTGATTTTGTGATGATTTCACTTGTTAATGATAAGGTAAACCGTAATAACATTACTGATTGTAATTTATGGTCTTATTGTATCATTCCTATTACTGACTTGAAAGATGAAGTACACAACTGTTGTATTAGTCATATTACAACAGAAATTCTAAAAAAAAATGTAATAAATATAGATAGCGATATTTCTAACATTTTTATGGTACTGTAAATTAATATTTGTTCTATAATAACACGGAGTTTGGTCTTACTCTATTGAGTAAATAACTTATGAAGCCATACTTTCTAAAAATAATTCTTTTCCTTTTTCATTAATATCAATTAAAATATAATTTCTATGTGAAGAAATACATGCTCTTCCAAGTGTTCCTGAACCAGCAAATATATCTAAACATAAAGCATTTTCATTTGAATACAATTTTAAAATTCTTTCTAATAGTTTAACTGGTTTTTGCGTAGCATAATTTATTTTTTCTCCTGATTGAACATTGTTAATATCGCACCATATATCTCTCAAAGGGACACCTTCCATTTCATCCAAGTAACGTTTTATCCTTGGAACGCCTTCTTTATTATATTCTAAACGATTATCATCATGTAATGTCTTCATTTTGTCTTCACTTACATACCACTGTTTTTCATGTCCATTCCATTTATATCTTAAATTCATTCTTGGATTCACGTCTGGTTGTGAATTATAGAGAGCAGTTGTTACATATTCTTTTTTTCGATTATCACAAAACTTAACATTTGATTTTTTTTTATATTCTTCATCATAATCAAAATACAATGGATTGAATATTTGATATTTATTATTTTTTGAATATACAATCAAAGTGTCATGAAACCGATTTAATTTATATTTATTTTTAGCATTTCCGCCAGTTTGCCAAACTATTTCATTTCTAAAATTATTTTCTCCAAAAATTTCATCACAAATAAACCGAAAATAGTGCGACACTCGAGGTTCTATGTGAATTACCATTGTTCCTGTATTTTTTAATACACGGAAACATTCTACTATTCTTAATTTAATAAATTGAATGTAATCTTCCTTTGATGTAAATTTGTCGTCAAAATCGTAAAAATTCCTACCTGTATTGAAAGGAGGATCGAAATAAATTAAATCAATACTATCATTATTTATTGTTTTCAAAACATTCAAATTATCACCTACAACATAATTATTTTGGGCTAAATTTTCTGAATTATTCGTGATTTCTGGATCCACATTTTTCGAGTCATTATGTAATAACTTTGTTTGAATTAAATCAATTAATTCTTTTTTATTCTTAGTTTTACATTTTAGTATTTTTAAATCGCTACACTTACTTAATAATTCAATTTTAGACATTTGTGACAATAAAGTTATATCCATTAGTAATTCTTATAGTAATACTTTTAATATTATTAATTATATTCAATTTTTTATTATTTCAAATAAAATAAAATTGATTTATATTTAAATAAATTAAAAATAAAATAATTATACTATTCAAAAAATGACAAGAGAATCCAACAATTTAATAACAAAAAAAGAACAAAGTAAAAAGACAAAAAAAACAGAAGACAAAACAAAGAAACAAAAAAAAATTGTAGATTCTGACGACGATGATGATTGTAATGATTTTATAAGTGAAAGCGATAGTGATGAAATGGATGTACATGAATATAGAAAATTTCTGTCAAAAATATTCCCATCGAAACATTTAAATAATAAAATAAATGCTGGCGAACAAATTAAAAATTTACAAAAACAATTAGAGGAGGAGGATGATGATGATATTGAATGCGAGACTAAAAATAAAAAACCTATCAAAAAAACAAAGTCTAAATCAGTGAAGAAAAATAAAAAACATGAGCCTGAAGAAAGTGAAGAAGAATGGGAAACTGAGGATGAGGAGGAGGAGGAGGAGGATGAAAAAGTTATTATTACACGAAGTAAATCAAAACAAAAAAATAAAAGTAAACATTACGAAGAAAGTGAAGATGAAGATGAACATGAAGATGAAGATGATGAAGATGATGATGAAGAAATTACTACAAAAGGTACTGAGAAACTTAATATTATTTTCACAATAGGAGGTGCTGAAGATGAAGACGAATGGGATGACTATGACTCTGAATATGATGATGAAGAATTGGGAGAAGAAACAGAAGACGAAGACGTTTCTGTTTCATCTGAGTCATCAAGTGATGATGAAGATGACGAAGATGACGAAAGCCATAATGATGCTAAATTACTAAAGAAAAAACAATCCAAAAAAACAAATAAAAGTAAAAAATTATCCAATAAAACTGAAAAACATCAAACTAAAAATACAAAACCTAAAAAACGAACAACCGAACCCAATGTTCACGTAGATAATGATGAATCAAAAACAGTTGATAATAAATTATTATTAGAAAAAATGAACAAACTATTAGAAGACGATCCAAAAAATGATGTTCTTAAAAAATGTATTGATATTTGCGAAAATGATATAAAAAAAGCAATTGCTAAAAAAGAAAAAAAAGACAAGAAACAAAAAGCAAAAAACAGTAGAATTTTCAAGAAAATCCTTCGAGATAAAAATACAATGAATGATTTTAAATTTTTCGAAAATTTAGAATTCAATTATCAAAAGAAAATAATCAAAGAATTGCGAGAAATTAATAAATTGACTAGAATCGAAAAACCATACCGCATGACATTATTAGAATCTAATATTCCAACTCTATTCAAAGGATCTGCTATGAAAAAAATCAATTCTTTACGATATATGGAACCAGGAAGCGGTGAATTCTATAAAATTAAAAATTGGGTTGACACTTTTATGAGAATTCCATTTGATAAATATGAATCTTTACCCATTAGTATTGAAAATGGTGTTGAACAATGTCACGACTTTATGGAAAATGCTCAAAAAACATTGGATAGTGCTGTGTATGGTTTGAATGATGCTAAAATGCAAATCATGCAAATGCTTGGCCAACTTTTAACTAATCCAAAAGCAATTGGAACCGCAATTGCTATTCATGGGCCTCCAGGTACAGGTAAAACATCGCTTGTTAAAGAAGGCATTAGTAAAATTTTGAACAGACCATTCGCATTTATTGCTCTTGGTGGAGCAACAGACAGTAGCTTTTTAGAGGGTCATTCTTATACTTATGAAGGAAGTACTTGGGGTAAAATTGTCCAAATATTGATTGACAGTAAGTGTATGAATCCAGTGATTTATTTTGATGAATTGGATAAAATAAGCGATACACCGCGAGGTGAAGAAATCGCTGGTATTTTAACACATTTAACGGACACAACACAAAACTGTCAATTTCATGATAAATATTTTGCTGAAATCAATTTTGATTTAAGTAAATGTTTATTTATATTTAGTTATAATGATGAAAGCAAAGTGAACCCTATTTTGAAAGATAGAATGTATAGAATTCAAACCAAGGGATATAATCAAAAACAAAAAATACAAATATCAAACAATTATTTGCTCCCAAAAATAAAGGAACAAGTGAAATTTAACGATGGTGATATTATCATACCAGATGATGCTATACATTATATTGTTGATAATTATTGTAATAAAGAAGATGGGGTTCGTAATTTAAAACGTTGTTTGGAAATTATTCATACAAAATTAAATTTGTATCGTTTGATGAAGCCAGGTACTAATTTATTTGAAGAAGATATGTCATTAACAGTTAATTTTCCATTTACTGTTACAAAAGATATTATTGATAAATTAATAAAGATAAACAAGGAAAATGTCTCCGCTCTTTATAATATGTATGTGTAAATGTATATGTAAATTGCTATATTTTGTAAAAAAAATATATAGTTATTTACTGTAAATAATAAAATAAAATTATTTTTCTAAATTGTATTTTTTTCTTGTTGTCTTTATAAATTGATTACGAAAAATAGTATCATAATCATAATCTACATTTGTTGGTTGATATAAAATTTCCATTGCTTGTTTTACTGTGATATGCGGATATTCTTTCATTAAATAATGTATTTCGGTAATCATACTAAGTTGTGCTTTACATTTATCTGAGTCAGACCACCATATATCTATACTATCATACAATTCACTTGTTCTCGGAATAACAATTACATCTCTAAAAATTGAAAATGCTACTTTTTTATTTTTAGTATTCTTACTTTCTTCAATAGTAATATTATAACATTCAAATTGGCTCATTATGATTTATATCAAATTAATATTTTTACAATAATATAAAGTTTTGTAAAAATATTTCATTTTTATTATTTCTTGATATTCATCAAAATTATCCAAAAGAAGATTTATTACCATCGCAAATTTTAATACTATTATGCTGACAAATTAAATAAAAAAAAGACCCCCTATTGTTATTATTTTTCCGAAATTATTAGATAAAATAATATAAACATTTGACGCAATATTTTATTAGGATAAATGAATACAGAATATTTATTAAAAATAAAACCTGAAAATGATTACATACGTGCTTATTTGGATCAAATTAAAGAGATCTATAAACAAATGAAAGAAGAATCTGTATATTATTTAATAGAAACAAGTCTGAATGTAAATCAGGAACATGTTCAATATAACAAACAGATCACTCAAATTGACAATCTATTAAATGAACAAAATGAATATTTACAACAATTTATATTGTTGAATAACAAAATTAATCAAAAATTAATAGAATTTTGCAAACATGATTGGCATATTGATTCTATCGATATTGACCTTGATACATCAAAAACAATTGAATATTGTAAAATATGTAATTGTACGAAATAAATATAGAATAAATCAAACCTCAGATTTTATATGATTTACATAATTATGGTTTGTTTGTCATGAACATACTATTTGTTGTTACTGACAACCTTGTTGTTTTTAAAGAAATATACTATAATTCTAATATTTTCAGTCTTTATTAATTTATTGCAGAAAAATGACCCAAAAAGTATTTTGGGTTTTCGATTTTGGACATTTTTTTTGTCCATTTTTGAAAAAGGTCGATTTACTTTTGAAAAAAATGAAATTTGTGACTGGAATGAAAAATTAAGGTCAGGGCGTAATTTTAAAATTTTAGTTTTGTTACGATAATTTTTTTGTATAAAGTTTTACATTTTTTTCTCATTGGAAATAAATGGAAATTTTAGGAAATAAAATTCAGCAAAATTCAGCGATGAAATTTTATTGTAATATTTGTGACTATGGAACATGTAGAAAATGTAATTATGATACTCATTTAAATAGCACGAGACACTGTGAAAAGTCATCAAAGGAAATATTTGGAAATGAAATTCAGCAAAAAATCAGCAAAATTCAGCGATTATGTGAAAATTGTAATAGAGAATTCAAAACAGGTTCTGGTTTATGGAAACATAAACAAAAATGTAGTAACAACAAACAAGATCATGAAGAGTTCAATACTAAAAATAATATTTATGAACCTTCAGACAAAGAACTTATTATGATGTTAATTAAAGAGAACTCTGAATTGAAAAATATGATGATTAAAGTATTAGAAAATGGAACTAATAATAACAACAACAATAACATTACTAATTCAAATAATAAAACCTTCAATTTACAAGTATTTTTGAATGAAACATGTAAAAATGCTATGAATATTAGTGATTTTGTGGAATCTGTTAAATTACAAGTATCCGATTTGGAGAATGTAGGAAAAGTCGGTTATATTGAAGGGATTTCCAATATAATCATTAAGAATTTACAAGCACTTGATGTGAATAAACGTCCTGTTCATTGTGCTGATCAAAAAAGGGAAGTGATGTATGTGAAAGATGAAAATATTTGGGAAAAAGAAGATGAAACCAATCAAAAAATACGGAAAGCTATTCGTATGATAGCTCATAAAAATATTTGTATGTTTAAGGCTTTTCGAGAGAAATACCCAGATTGTGAAGAATACGATTCAAAGAAAAATGATCAATACAATAAAATAGTGTATGAATCCATGGGAGGTAAAGGAGATGACGAATATGATAAAAATACCAAAATCATCAAGAAAATAGCCAAGGTGGTTGGTATTGAAAAGGGTAAAAGTACCCTTTGATCTTTAAGTTGTTTTACGTATTTATTATTTACACATTTTTCTCATTTAAAACGCCCGTTTTAAATGAAAACTCATAAATATTTCTTCTTGATTTTACGTGTCTTATTTTTCTTTGGAACATATTTTTCTGGTCGTTCGTAAGCACCCTTAATGATATTTCTGTATTTTTCTATAATAAAAAATTGAATTAATATCATAAACAATTCATTATCAGCAAAATACAAGAAAACTTTTATTGAAAATGTACAAAATAAACAAATGGATTGATATTGAAAATAGTAAAGATGATAATATTTGGAACAATTTATCATTAAATCCAAATCCAAATGCTATACATTTTTTAGAAAAAAATCCTGATAAAATTTATTGGTGGTGGTTAACATTGAACCCAAACGGTGTTCCTTTATTAGAAAAAAATCCAGATAAAATTACTTGGTATAATTTATCACAAAATCCAAATGCTATTCATTTATTAAAAAAAAATCTAGATAAAATTAATTGGCCTAGTTTATCAAAAAATCCAAACGCTATTGATTTATTAAAAGCAAATCCAGATAAGATTGATTGGGTGTTTTTATCAGAAAATCCAAATGCTATACCTTTATTAGAAGCAAATCCAGACAAAATTAATTGGGTTCATTTATCATATAATCCAAATGCTATTCATTTATTAGAAAAAAATCCAGATAAAATTGATTGGGGTTCTTTAGTAGATAATCCAAATGCTATACATTTAATAGAACAAAATCTGGATAGATTAGATGCTAATTGTTGGTGGCGATTAACCAGAAATCCGAATGCTATTCATTTATTAGAAAAAAATCCATATAAAATTGATTTGGGTATGTTAATACGTGTATCAAGTATGATGGATTATGACTATGAAGCATTGACTAAACGTTGTAATATTTACAAGGAACAACTCATACAAAAAACAATGGACCCATCAAGAATTCAAAAATATTTAGATATGGGTATAAGTATTGACGAATTAGATAATCATTTATAGTCATTTTATACAAATAACTTAAAAATACTTGGATAATTAATATTATTATAATGTCAAAATTTATAAAAATAACCAATTTAATAATAAATATAAATTACATACATTCAATAGTTATAAAGCCAAATAAATATTGTATTAATGTTGCGAGTAACAAATTTGATGGGTCAAAATGGACTATTGCTGGATTTGGAATGGGTACTATTTCTTCATATAATTCTGAAGTTGAAGTGTGTAAAACTGAACATCCAAGTGATTACAAAAAAATTTCTGATTGGATTGATAATAATTAGTGGGCATTTTACAAGATAAAAGTGTAAATTAACGTTTGTTTAAACAATTATAACATTTATGGATTACCATAATACAATTGAAAAAATAAATAATACGTCTTATTTTAATAATTCTCAGTCTTTATTAAATTATTGCAGAAAAATGATCCAAAAAGTATTTTGGGTTTTCGATTTTGGACATTTATTTTTGTCCATTTTTGAAAAGGGTCGATTTACTTTTGAAAAAATATCAATAATGTGACCATAAATGAAAATTATCATTTGATTACAAAAAAAATAATTTTAAAATTGTTACTGTAAATTTTTCCAATTTTTATAATTCGGGTTTTGGCGTAAAAAAAGTTCTAAGTGTAATATAGAATTTAGAATGATTTTTGGCGTAAAAACAACAGATATTTTTTTTTGTAAAAAATGTAACTTTGAAAGCTGTAAAAAAAGTGATTGGGATAGACATACGTCCACTAGGAAACATAAAAATAGAACATTTTACGCCGATTTAGAACAAAAAAACGCCGAAAATGTCAAAAAATATACCTGTAAATTTTGTCAAAAAAGTTACAAGGCGAGAAACAGTTTATGGTATCACGAAAATAAATGTGAATTTAAGACGAAAGCAAATGACAAAAATCCTATTAGTGACAAAATACATTTACAAAACACAACTACAAATGTAATGATGTCACAACATTATCAAGAACAAACTGATATACAAGCTTTAACTGGATTAATTTTTGAAATGGTTAAAAGTAATACAGAACTACAAAAAAATATGCTTGAAATTTGTAAACAAGGTCAAAATACATCATACAATACATCTAATATCAATACTAATTGTAATAACAAAACATTTAATTTACAGGTGTTTTTGAATGAGAAATGCAAAGATGCGATGAATATTAGTGATTTTGTGGAATCTGTTCAATTACAAGTAACAGATTTAGAAAATGTGGGAAAAGTCGGTTATATTGAAGGGATTTCCAATATAATCATTAAGAATTTACAGGCGTTGGATGTTGACAAACGACCTGTACATTGTACAGACCAAAAAAGGGAAGTTATGTATGTTAAGGATGAAAATACATGGGAGAAAGAAGATGAAACCAATCAAAAAATACGAAAAGCAATTCGCATGATAGCCCATAAAAATATTTGTATGCTAAAAGAATTTCGGGCTAAATATCCAGATTGTGAAGATTATGATTCTAAGAAAAATGATCAGTATAATAAGATAGTATATGAATCGATGGGAGGCAAAGGGGACGATGATTATGATAAAAACACTAAAATCATCAAGAAAATTGCGAAGGTTGTTGGTATTGAAAAAGGATAAATACACCTTTTTAATCCTTTAAGTTGTTTTACGTATTTATTATATAAAAGGTTCGAATTAAATCCTTCCAACTCATCAATGTAGACATTTTACACCTTTTTCTCATTTAAAACGCCCATTTTAAATGAGATTTTATAATACTAAAAATCTTCAAATCCAGCATCTAACCATGCTAAAATACGTTTTGGATGGAAAGCAACCTTCATCAATTCCTCCAAATAAATATCAACCATTTGTTTTTTCATCGTTTTATAATCCATTTCAAATATAGATGGGTGTTTTAATAAACACTTCCTCGTAAGTTCCACAATTTTTTCTTGATTTTGTTCAAATAAGTGAATAGCATTTGGATTTGTGGATAACTGAACCCAATGAATTCTATCTTGATTTGCTTCTAATAAATGAATAGCATTTGGATTTGCCGATAACTTCCACCAAAACCCAGTAATTTTATTTAGATTTTTTTCCAATATATGAATAGCATTTTTGTTCTCTACTAAATAATACCAATCTATTTTTTCTGGATTGGCTTCTAATAAATGAATAGCATTTGGATTTGTGGATAATTGACTCCAATTAATTTTTTTTGGATTTTTTTCTAACAAATGTATAGCATTTGGATTTGTGGATAAGCGACTCCAACTAATTTTATTTGGATTGGCTTCTAATAAATGAATAGCATTTGGATTTGCTGATAAAACCCGCCAACTAATTTTATTTGGATTTTTTTCTAATAAATGAATAGCATTTGGATTTGTGGATAATTGACTCCAATTAATTTTTTTTGGATTTTTTTCTAATAAATGAATAGCATTTGGATTTGCTGATAAAAACCACCAATCAATTTTATCTAAATTTTTTTCTAATATATGAATAGCATTTGGATTTGCTGATAAACAATCCCAACCAATTTTATTTGGGTCTATCCAATCTAATAATTTGTATGAAGGTTCTGGTTGTCTCATTTTTGTTACTTGTTTGAATATAGATTTATATTATAATAATAATAAATCAATTTTTTATTATTATAATATGAGCGTTTTAAATGAGAAAAGGTGTAATTGTGTAAATGTGTAAAAGGTGTATAATAGAATCGTAGCTTACCATCATTATAAATAGTTTAGTTATTATTTATTGATTTATTTTTTACACTTACAATTTCCACTTACAAAATCTAATATTCAGAATAAGGAACGTTATTTCCTGCTCTGGTAATAAGATAATTATAAGTATCTGTGTTCATACATGCGCATCCCATACTACTTGAGTAAGCATTAGGACAACATTCTGGACTAAATGGCATATTATCGAATAACGATAATTGATTTTCTGGAAGAGGTAATTTTTGGTTAGGGCGATCAATAATTGCTTGAGCGGCCTTAGGGATTGGTTGACCTGGAACAATTGTTAAAGTAGGCATACCCCAATTAGCAGTATTTACTGGAATAAAATCTGTTAATGAATAAGTGGATGATTCGCCATAGTTAGTGTTAGCACCTACAAAACCCTCCTTTTTGGATTCAGATTTTGTATTCTTTTTTGTATTCTTTGTGTGTGGAATAATGTGAGGTGGAACAACAAAATCTTCTTTGTCTTCAAAACCTTCTATTGTTCGATAAAAACTACAACAACCGCAAACAGTGTGACCAACTAAAATTAAATAAATAATTCCAATTAAAATTAATACTTCCAAGTTAAATTTAAATCCAAAAATAGAGATTTCCATTTATTATTATACATATTTCATAGATAATAATTTTCCTCTATGTTTATCTAAAAATAAATCAATACAAGAATTATAATCATAAAAAGGTATTTCATTTACATAAAAAGTTTTTTGATTAGTTAATAAATGATATAATTTGGTTTCTTTGCAGTTTTGTATCTTTTTGTACTTTTTGTCTAAATCTAAAGTGGAAGTAAATTGTTTTGTTTTATCGCAAATATTTAAGTTCGATCCTCCAACTACAAATTTATTTTTTGCTAAATTATAAGAACATTGTTCAAAAATATTCTCACCGTCAATTTCTACATATCCATAAACTCTTTCTCCATTTTCTAAAACATCTCCTATATTTATGTTTTTGATTTTTTTAATCAGTCCATTTTTTAATCGAATTATCGTATTTGGATGAAATCCTCCATCTAAATATTTGTGAATATCACTATTTTTAATAGTATTTTCATATTCCACGAATACATCATCCAAATTATATTTTACATTTTTAATTTTCACATTTTTGATTTTATCAATTTCTTCATGACAAATTTCATCCCAATCACTAAATGTTGTATTATTCAATACTATATTTTTATTTTCTGTATTGAAACAATATAAAAATGGTTCGCTGTAATTTTCTAGTTTTTTAGCAAAAGGATGTTTTTCTACAGCAATCCATTTATCATCGTATTTAACAATATGACTATTTGATACTATTATTCCATTTAAATTATACATAATAGAATCGAATGTTTCTACTATTATTTTTGCAGTAATCATATTATTATTTTCAAGTTTCTCTCCTACTTCAATTTCAGAAATTTTTTTTTTGATTCCACTATTCATAGTAAATTCCGTATTTTTATCAAAACATTTGGATGATTTTAAGGTAGGCACTGAAAGACCAGTATTTATATTCAAAACCCTTGACATAAAAGTCAAAAGTAATGCCATAGGAATAGAAAGCGCAACAAAAATAGCTGTATTAGCGATTGCGGCGCCCCATGTGAAAGGGAAAATCCAGAACATTGCTATTAAGGATGCTAATGTAATTAGTATAATAATAATAAATTGCGCAATTGCTCCTAATAATGATTTTAAAGTGTAAAAAGCACCTAAGCTTGTAAATAAACTGGCTGTCATAGTGCCTTGAATTTTTGAAATAAAATCTTTAAAACGAATAATAATTTCTTGTAAAGGAATTATAATATTTATCAATCTATTCATAATTTCTTCTATTATGGATTGGAAAAAACTACGGGTTTTATTCATCATACCCCGAATGCTATTTATTGAGTCTTTTATCGATTCTGCTTGTTTCGCCATTATGGTTGTTATATAATTAATGGGTTCTGTAGCATTCCCAGTAATATTTTTGGTGGTATTTTGAATACAATATGTAAAATTTTGTGAAGTAAAATCCTTGATACTGATATTGGGTGGTTTATTAATGAACCCTGCTATTGGCATAATATATGGTTTACATCTTTGATTTGGCCAATCATCTTTAATAAATTGAATATTTGAAAAAGCATAACATCCGCCAACAAATAATAATAGTATAATTGTGATTAAAATAAATAAAATGAATGAACCTCCATATTGATCAAAATAAGTCAATTTTTCATACATTTTTTCAACTTTATTTATTCCATCTTTTTGATTTATATTCATATATATATAGTAAATGGATATAAATGATTTCTAAAAATTACAAAATAAAAATCATCAAAATTTGACATAATGATCTTCCCAGTCCCAAAATATTTCGTTGCTTATTTGTATTTTATGATCATTTGTTATTAAACAACTAAACCATTCTGTATTTACGCTAGGGGCTAATTCCGAGACATGATAATTTTCTACACGTATAAATTGATTCATTGATTTGCAGTAAATTAAATGCGATCCTGTTACAAAAATGTCTTCATTATCAACTCCACTATTTTTTAAAACATACAACGGTATTTTATTAATTTTATTATCTATTTGCATAGTTGATTCTACAATACTTCCATTTTCTAAAACATCTCCTAAATGAATATCTTTCATACGTTTTATTGTGCCATCTTTGAGTTTCAGTTTGGTGTTTGGATGAAAACATTTACCTAAAACTCTTACCATTTGTCCAGATGGTCCATTCCATGCGCTGTTCATTGTTTTAATACTACCATCCATTAAATACATAATTGTCACCATAATTCCAATAGTTTTGCCCATTAAATCTTTAATACTGATGGTTATTTTTTGAAATTCAATAACTAAATTCAAAAATACACCAAAAACCGATTGAATAATAGATGAAATAAACGTCCTGATTTTATTAAACATAGCTCGAACCATATTAATTTCTTCCATAAAGTTTGCCATACTTCCTGAAAGAGTGCTAGTTACAAAAGTAATAGGTTGAAGTAAATATCCCATAAATCCAGTTTGTACGTTTTGAATACAATATGTGAAATCTTTTTCAATATTATCAGATAATGGCATATATAAAGGATTACATCTATATAAGGACCAGTTTTCTTTAATATCTTGAATAGATGATAAGTAAAAAATAATAATTATATATATAATAAAAGCTAAATTAATATAAATAAAATGAATCCAATTTTTACCTGAAGGCATTTCAAACTTATATTATTGCGATATAATTATTATTCAGAATATTCGAGAATTATTGATGCAAATATAGGATATCTAAAGTTTTATCAATCTAATGTCTATTTTTTTTCATTCTTAGTTTATATGTTTTCCTGAGTTTTCTAGTGCGTTGTTTACTGCGTTGTTTGGTGTTTCTTTTTATTTTTGTTTTTATACTACGACGATATTTTTTTCCTCCACTGTAACATCCCCATTCATATTTATTTGTGTTTGGGTTTACATAAACATTACCACCATTTTGAACAGTAGCAAGATTATCATAAGTGCTATTAGCATTACTTTGTGTAATTGTTTTAGACATATTTGTTATGTTATTATTCGGTGTTTGTAAACCACCTTGAGTAGGATACAACATTGTAAATTGCGGAACAACAATATTGGATGATTCACTACCACCTCTTTTAAGAATTCTTTTTTTACCATTTTTTCCACCGGAAGTTGATTTAATTAAATCATTTAATTTTTGATTAGAGGCGTTGCTTGCTATAATTGTAGATTCTCTCGGATTTGGTCCAGGCATAGATTGTATAGTAGGATAAATCATTCCTGAAGAAGAATTATTATTTGTCATATACAATTAAAATAGATTATATTTTAGTGTAATTCGTTTTTGTCTTATTTTTATTTTCGATAGGTCTAATATATATTTAATAAAAATATGGATGACAATCAAAAACTTCAATTACAAAAAATGATTGCTGCTAATAATGTTGAAGATCAAACAGATTTAATACGCAAGTTGAAACATAGTGTTATTATGAGAAATGAAATTAATACTATGAATCTTATAAAGGCTAAATATCAAGGGGATTCTGAAAAAATTCATTATGAGTGCATGAATGAATGTAATTTTTTATTTACTTATTATACAGATATTTACAATAAAATAAGAAAAGATGAAATTGATATTACCATATTACAAAGTTTTCTAGATGTATTAGAACAAATTGAAAACGGTGATTTAGACCAGCACGAAGGTTCATTTAAAGTAGGAACTCTTTTAAAAAAATTATATGTTGACAGTGCTTTAAAAAAAGCAGAAAAAATAAATCAAGAAAATACTGAAGATATAAATAATAAAGAAGAGAGAAAACCTGTAATGAATATTAATTGGAAACAATTTAGAAAAATGAATGGTTCTATGTAAAATCAATAAATATCATGATATTTACGTTGATAAAATTTCGCATTTATACCGCATAAACTCTCATTATTTCTACAAGTGGATGCTAAATAAAAAAAATCTAATAAATCATATTTACTATTTGTATCAGTTTTGATATAGTGAAAATTATATTTTTGTTGTTTCTTTTTTTGTTTTATGAATTTAGAACATCTGCTAAAATCAACATTTTCATTTTCAATAAAATATTTACAATTTTTACATGATTTTATATTGTTACTATAATTGGGTTTATCATCAAACGATGATATTGTTCTCTCGATAAGATGAATAAAAGAAAAACATTTCGCAAAAAACAATGGAACTAATAAAAATAAATAATAATATTTTTGAATAAACATGTTATTATTTACATGATGGTAATAAATCTCTAAATCTTTTACAAAGTAATTATAGTTACTAGTTAAAGATTACTTGTATGATAAATATATTACTCCAATAATTATGTCCAAAAAATATTCAACCACTACAACTCTTGTTATAGTTGAATCTCCCGCAAAGTGTAAAAAAATAGAAGAATATTTAGGTCCTGGATACAAATGTTTAGCAAGTTTTGGTCATCTAAGACAGCTTTCTTCTCTCGATAATATAAATATATCTGATAATTTCAAACCTACTTTTAGTATAATTGATAATTCATTGAAGAAAAAACAAATTGAAATATTGAGAAGAGAAATCAATAAAGCGGATGACATTGTCTTAGCAACAGACGATGATCGCGAAGGCGAAGCAATAAGTTTTCATATACAACAATTATTTCATCTTCCAGAAAATACAAAAAGGATTGTATTCAATGAAATAACTGAGACGGCATTAAAATATGCTATACAACATCCGAGAATCATAGATATGAATATTGTTTATGCTCAACAAGCGCGACAAATTTTAGATTTATTAGTAGGGTTCAAAATAACACCTATGTTATGGAAATTTATATCGCAAAATTCTGAGAAATCACTTTCAGCGGGTAGATGTCAAACACCAGCATTACGTTTAATTTATGATAATCAAAAAGAAATAGATAATGCTGATAATAAAAGGGTTTATAATACTACAGGGTTTTTTACTAATTTGAATTTACCATTTGAATTAAATCATCAATTTGAAAAACAGGAAGAATTAGTGGATTTTTTGGATAGTAGTGCTGATTTTTCTCACGTTTATAATTGTTCACAACCTGTAAAAACATTGAAGTCACAACCAGAACCTTTTACTACGTCGAAATTACAACAAACCGCAAGTAATGAATTACATTTCACTCCAAAAGAAACAATGAAGCTGTGTCAAACCCTTTATGAATCTGGTTATATAACTTATATGAGAACAGACAGTAAAAAATATAGTAATGAATTTATTGATAATGTCAAAACTTTTATAGCAAAAACTTATGAAAATAAATATATAAATGAAAATATTGATCATTTAGGTTGTAGTGCTACTTCGCAACTACAATTAAATAGAACTATTAATGAAAAACAGAATAAAGATAGTAAGAAAAACAAAATTATTGTACAAGCGGCTCATGAAGCAATAAGACCTACGAAAATTTCTCTCAAAGATCTTCCTGAAAAAATGAATCCTAGAGAGAAAAGAATGTACAAACTGATTTGGGAAAACACTTTAGAAAGTTGTATGAGTCCTGCTATATATTATGCTGTAAAAGCAGAAATATTGGCTTGTAATAATTTATTCTTTAATTATACATCAGAGCTAATTAATTTTCCTGGGTGGAAAATTGTAAAAAATAAGTTTTCGACAGATAATAAAGAATATCAGTATTTACAAACTATCAAACAAAATAATTTTATAAAACATAACAAAATTTGTAGTAAAGTGACGATCAAAAATATGAAACAGCATTATAGTGAAGCGCGTTTAATCCAATTATTAGAAGAAAAAGGAATAGGTAGACCATCTACTTTTTCAATGTTAGTAGACAAAATTCAAGAACGTGGTTATGTTAATAAAGAAGATGTAAAAGGGAAGACAATAACTGTAAATGATTTTGAATTGAGTGAAAAAGGAGAAATTTTTGAAATAGAGTCAACGAGAGAATTTGGAAATGAAAAGAATAAGCTAGTTATACAACCTTTGGGAAAGATTGTAATGGAATTTTTGGATAAACATTTTTTGGAGCTTCTGAATTATGATTTTACGAGAGAAATGGAAGATGATTTAGATAAAATATCAAAAGGTATGATAGAATGGACGTTGTTATGTAAAAAATGCAATGATAAATTGGATTTAAAAATAGATGAACTGAAGAAGCAAAACATTGGTAAAATTGATATTAAAATAGATGACAAGCATTCCTATACTATTTGTAAATATGGTCCAACAATAAAATGTGTAGAGAAAATAGATGGAAAAAAAGTGACTACTTATAAAGCTTTAAAAAAGGACTTACAAATAGATTTAAATAAATTGGAAAATGGTGGATATCAAGTGGAAGAATTAATAATAGATAAAGCAACGGAAGAATCAAGAATAAATGCTAATAATGTAATAGTAGGACAATACGAAGATAAAGATGTAATATTGAGAAAAGGAAAATTCGGGCTATATGTTTCATGGGGTGACAATTCAAAAACACTCAAACAATTTGGTAATCGTCCCATTGAAAATATAACGTTTGAAGAAGTAAAGCCAATATTGGAAGAAGGATCTAGTATGGTGAGAGAAATCACTAAGGATATTAGTATTAGAAAAAGTAAAAAAGGTGATTATGTGTTCTTCAAGACATCAAAAATGAAAAAACCCAAATTTTTTGATTTGAAAAAATTTGAAGATGATTATAGAACATGCGACAACGATGTTATAAAATCATGGTTAAAAGAAACATATAATATATACTAACTATAATATATAATATAATCTCTAAATATTATCAACAAATCTAACAGCTCGATTGATCATAGGAAGGAGAGTAGTAAATTCTATAGTAAATGAATATGGAAAAGTTGAAAAATCGACTAATGTTCCATTATGATATCTTAATTTAAATTTAAGTCTCCGAATTCTCTCTATCGGTGGATTAAAAAATTTATAAACGTTGGAAGGTCCATCATAGTATTGTGTAAGTGGGGTAGAAATAATCGGTATTTTAGCAAAAGCTGAATTAACAATACCATTTGTTTCATTTGTAGTCAATGTAAAATTACTTACATTGTATGGTTCAGTCTCATCCATTGCATTATATTTTTGAATTTCCATGTAAAAATGGGAAGGGCCAAATATATTTATTTTATAAGGACATTCTATGTATTGAACAATAGCATTTTTAAGAGGAACCCCAATAGCATTTACTGGTGGTGTGAGCCAATACCCATTATCAGTCGTGGTAACAACATCGCCGTAATAAAACCGGACATAATTATTCGTTGTCGCATCAATAGGCTCAATAGAAATAACATTTGTTCTTTCTAAACCAACATTAGCTGGTAATCCCCAATTAGAAAAATCTGGGAGCATATTCCTTTTACATATAAAATTATCGTCTTTATTTGATAGAAATATGATTTCATTCAATAATTCAAATGAATCACATTGATTGCCAAACCATACTTTTTGTGATACATTATTATAAACAATAATGAACCTAGTATAACCACCATTTTTTTGAAATTCATTTAATTCAGTGATTAAATTATTATCAATCATATAGTTAGTTATGACTTTAGTAACTGCTTCATTAAATTTATTTGTCAATTCAATTGTAAATTGCGAAGGATTATAAAATCCCTCTTCTATAATAATTTTATAATACCCAATATCCTTTGTATTTTTTGGATAATTCGTTGAATCATTATAGTAGTTTAGAGCATTCGCAATTGCGTTTTGAAGTAAATCCTGTTCACCATTCGCCGCAGGATGATATGGATTAATAAATTTAAAAAACATTGTTATATTGGAATTTATTGCTGAGAATGTATTGTAATTGGAAGGAAATGTCCAATTCACTAATTTCATAGTAGAAATATTTGTAATGTCTTCTGGCAATTCAATTTCAAATTCGGAAGAGTTTGGATAAGCTAAAATATCTCTATCTTCAGAATGAATAGAAACATACTTGTTATATAATAAATAATTTTGTGAATTGTGTTGTAGTGGATGATTTTGAGAAGTATTCGAATAAGTATGACTAAAACTATTAATATTCATTTTATATTATAATTATAATATATATTTAAGCAAAAAATGATTATATATATTATATAATGAATCAAATGAATCAAATGAATCAAATGAATCAAATGAATCAAATGAATCAAAATGTTAATTATGGTGGTAAACAACCAAGTAATACAGGCATTGTAAAAAATTTTAATAATGATTTCAATTATCCATTAAAACAACCATTTATGTTTGCATTTGTAAAAGCATTCCCACCGTATAATCAAATAGGTGATTATATTAAACAATTAAATAATTATAAACCTCTGACATAATATTTCTATGATTTCATATTCTTTATTTTTTAAAAAAATATAGATATATAATAGTATAAACAATGAGTAATTGGTATAGTGTAATTTATAAAGCTTTTATTTTTGCGAGTGTTATTTCATTTATAATATATAATTTTACATCAGGAAATGTATCTTTAGGTGCTATGATTAGTGGTTTAACAGTTTTATCATTCAGTATAGTTATGATTTTATATATTATTTTATACAATGTATTACAAGTAACACAAAAAACAACTTTTCTTCAATCATTCTTTGCTATTATGAATGCTACAGGGCCATTTATATTAATATTAGCATCCATTATAGTAATATTGTATTTAAATATTACTTATAAAAATAAAATACTATTGAATCATATTTCAAATAGTTATTATACATTTAGTAATATAGCTGTTATTTTTATTTTATTACAAGTTTATTTTATTTATAACAATATCAACACTGAAAAATTTGAAATAACAAAAAAAATATCAAAGATTACATCGATTACCTTATATTTATTTAGTGTAATTACAACAATATGTTCTATAACTTTATTTACTATATTAAAGAATTATTCAGCGGATGGATGAATTTGTTTATTTATTTTTGTAAATTTATATGTTAAACCATAATTAATGTTTGTTTCCCATATTCCAGATATTTTTAAAATAAAATTATGATTACTTATATTCATATTATTTTGTATATTATTGTGAAAATTCTGTATGTTTTGAAAAATTTTAATATACCCATTTTTAAGTTGATCATAAATCTTATATTGAGGAATCTTATTAGTAATATATATTTTTTTTAAAATATCATCTTCGATCATTTTTATTTTTTCAATTAATTCTTTATT